ATTTGATGATATTAATAAAACACATGAAAGACTTGAGTTAATCATTGAATGGTATCAAGCATGGACTGTTGTGGAGAATAACGTGCCTTTGTTTATACAATACATGCAGTTTAAACGCAAGCAAAAGTATTTAGTGCCATCTTCTCAAATTGTATTTTCAAAAGAAGTACAGATGTCCAAAACACAATTTCAACAATATGGTTGGAGGAATGTTTCTACAATCTTTAAAACAGTTATGCTTAGTTATCTAATTGAGTACTTGAGAGAGGAATTGGATGAAGAGACAGATGATGAGGGTAAAGTCTATAAAAAACATTATGGTATATCAAGAATACCTGATTACATGTGTATGATTGAGATGGAACATTATCAACCTGGTGTCAATGTGGATAGATTAATTTCTCTTGGGGCATTAATTACTTTTGTAAGAATACAAGAAGCAAGTAGAGGATTAAAGAAAAGAGTTGAATATGATAACGAAGAACATTTGGATAAGTCAGAAAATTTGTATAAATTAAGTAAGAGTATGTTTAGGCACATGGGATCAAATGATAGTTCTTCAGGTATGAAGAAAACTAGAAATCCTTTTAAAAATTTAAGATAATAATAAAACAAAGATATGGAAGTTTTAAATGCAATGGATTTTAAGAAAGGTAAAAAAACCAAAAAGAATAGATTTGGTGTTTTTACTCAACCAATCCAATTTATCCCAGCTGATGAAAAAGATGATGAGTGGTCTAAGCATAACCTTGATTGGTTAGAGTGGCAAGGCATAAAGCAAATCATGTCAAAGGCAAGACGGATAATGAAAAATTATAAACTTGCAAAAGGAACTATTGATAAAACAGATTACATTCCTACTGTTGAAAATGAAATGATGGAGATGGTTGATGTTTTAACAGAAGGCCAAAACGAAGCATTGGAATTAAAGTTCTATCCAATAATTCCAAACATTATTAACACCATGGTTTCTGAGTTTGCTAAAAGAAATACCAAGATTGACTATAGAGCAATTGATGAGTATTCTTATAATGAAATCATGGAAAAGAAAACTGAAGATATTAGTAAGGTTCTTTTAGAATATGCACAACAAAAGTTAGTTGCTAAGATGGTTGAAATGGGAATGGATCCTAATTCAGAAGAAGCACAGCAACAACTTGATCCTGAAGCATTAAAGAAACTACCTGAGATTGAAGAGTTTTATTCTAAAAAATACCAAACTCTGGCAGAGAAATGGGCAGTTAAACAACATGCTATTGATGTCAATAGATTCCGCATGGATGAGATGGAAGAACTTGCTTTTAGAGATTCCCTTATAACTGATAGCGAGTTTTGGCATTTCAAAATGTTAGAAGATGATTATAATATTGATTTGTTAAATCCAGCTTTAACTTTTTATCATAAGTCACCAAATGTACACTATATCTCACAAGGCAATTGGGCCGGTTGGGTTGACATGTTAACTATATCTGATGTAGTTGATAAGTACGGTTACTTAATGACAGCAGAGCAATTAGAATCACTTGAACTTTTGCATCCTGCAAGATCAGCAAGATACATGGTAGATGGTATTCCTAATGATGGTTCATTATACAATACAGATGAAAGTTTAGATTCTAACAGAAGAACTGGTGTTGATATGAAACGACACTTATCTTTTGTTGAAAATGCTCATGATCCACATGATGTTGTTTCATACATTGTTGGACAAAGTGAACATGCTGGTAACTTACATACAGTTGAGTTATTGAGAGTATCAACATCTTATTGGAAGACACAAAGACGTGTTGGACAGTTAACTAAGATAGATGAGAATGGTGCAGTAATAACAGAAATAATTGATGAAAATTATGTTGTTACTACAAAACCGGTTTACAATAAAGTATTTGAGAAAAAAGAAACTGGTGACAACTTAATATTTGGTGACCATATAGATTGGTTTTGGATTAATCAAACATGGGGTGGTGTCAAGATTGGAAACAATAGAACAATCTTTAATACAGAAACAGATTCAGATTTTGATCCAATTTATCTTGGTATTGATAGAAAGAAACCGGGAGCATTAAAGTTTCAATTTAGAGGAGACAAAACAATGTATGGTGCTAAATTGCCAATTGAAGGAAAAGTCTTTTCAGATAGAAATACAAAGTCAACATCTTTGGTAGATTTAATGAAGCCGGCTCAAATTGGATACAACATTTGTAACAATCAAATTGCAGATATATTAGTAGATGAACTAGGTTCTGTAATTGTACTTGACCAGAATGCAATTCCAAAACACTCAATGGGTGAAGACTGGGGTAAGAATAATCTTTCTAAAGCATATATGGCAATGAAAGATTTTAGTATGTTGCCATTAGATCCTTCTATAGCTAACACAGAAAGTGCAACTAATTTCCAACATTATCAAGTATTAAACTTAGAACAATCAAGTAGATTAATGTCAAGAATACAGTTAGCTAACTACTTTAAGCAACAATGTATGGAAGTTGTAGGATTAAATCCTCAACGTATGGGACAACAACTTGGTCAGACAAATACAGCAACTGGAGTAGAACAAGCAGTAAGTGGTTCTTATGCTCAAACAGAAACATACTTTATTCAACACAGTGATCATTTAATGCCTCGTGTGCATGCAATGAGAACTGACTTAGCACAATACTACCATTCAAATAAATCATCTGTTAGATTGCAAGGAATGATCTCTGCTGATGAAAGAACTAACTTTGAGATTAATGGTACAGACTTGTTATTAGTTGACTTAAATGTATTCTGCCAAACCAATGCTAACAATAGAAGTTTGCTTGATCAATTGAAGCAAGTCTTTATGAATAACAATACTACTGGTGCTTCAGTATATGATTTAGGAAAACTTATGCAATCAGATTCTTTAGGAACAATCAATGTTGCATTAAAAGCAATAGAAGATAAAGCTGAAGAAAAAAGAAATCAAGACATGCAAGCTGCACAACAAGCGCAGGAAGCTGAGATTCAAGCTAAGAAAGCTGAAAAGCAAATGGAAATGGATCATGAGTCTAGAGAAAAAGAGAAAGACCGTAGATCAAGATTACTTGAAGCAGAAATTAAAGCTGCCGGTTATGGTGCTCAACAAGATATTAACCAGAACATGCAGTCAGACTTTACTGATACTTTAAAAGAAGTTAAACAGTCTGAGCAATATCTTGATACTATGAACTTTAATCGTGAGAAGGAAACAAATAAAGCAGATCTTGGTCAACAGAAATTAGATCTTGAAAGAGAAAAACTATTAGTTGATTCTCAAAATAAGCAAACTGAATTTGCAATAGCAAGAGAAAACAAAAATAGATTTGATCAGAAAAAACCTAATAAGTAAATAATTTATATGTTATAACTATATTATGCAAAAAATAAAATTGTTAATCAAAAATAGTTAAACAAATATTATTTACATTTCAATAAATTTGCTTATATTATTTATAGTCAGTACCAAAAACCAAAAAAAATGACAGATGAAGAAAAAGCAGCAGCTGCTGCAACAGCTTCCACTACAGCGGTAGAGGAAGTAGATTTTGATAACTTAGATGATCTATTAGGTATTCCATCGGCAAGTTCAATTATAGCTCCGACAGAATCTAAACCATCTGTATTAAAATCTGATAAAGTTGACATATCGTTCCTAGATGAAATTGGTGATGATGATTTGGATGCAGTTAAAGATATTGAAGTTGCAAAAGCAGTAGCTTCAGCTTTAGCAGATGCACCATTGAATGATAATGAAGAAGAAGAAGATTCTGAACAACCAAATAAAGGTGGTCGCCCAAGATTGACAAAGGATGCAATGATTGAAGCAGCTACACGCTTAATTGATAAAGGTGTACTGCAGCCATTTAATGATGGCAAGCCATTGACAGATTATACTGTTGATGACTTTGAAGAGTTAATTCAAGCAAACATTGATTCACAAACAAATGAGGTAGCACAGAATGCACCGGTACAATTGTTTCAACAGTTGCCTGAAGAAGTTCAAGCTGTTATTCATTATGCATTAAATGGTGGACAAGACATTAAATCTGTATTTAGTCAGCTTGCTAAAGCTCAAGAGACATTTGATTTAGATGTTAAGAATGAGGAAGACCAGGAAGTTATTGCTAGACAATATTTAAATGTAACCAACTTTGGTTCAGCTGAAGATATTGAAGATGAGATTTCTGTTTTAAAAGACCGAGGAGACTTAGAGAAATATGCTGAAAGGTATAAACCTAAGTTGGATGCTAAACAAGCAGAAGTGATTGAAAAAAGATTGAAAGATCAACAGTCAGCACAGACTCGTAAAAATGAAATGGAAAAGAAGTATCATGATGTTGTTTACAACACTCTAAATGCAAATAACCTAAATGGTATTCCAATTAATAACAAAGTGCAAACAATGTTATACTATGGTTTAACAGATGCTACTAAGTACCAAGATTCAAAAGGTAATCCTACAAATGCATTAGGTTACTTACTTGAAGAGCATCAGTTTGGCGAAAAAGCAAATCCTTCATTGGTTGCAGAAGCATTGTGGTTATTAGCTGATCCAGTTAATTATAGAAATTCTGTAAAACAACTTGGTGCTAATGTTGCTAATTCAAATACTGTTCGTCAATTAAGAACAGAAGAAGCTTCAAGAAATTCATCATCAACAGGCATTGGGGAACAAAATTCAAGTGCTGGAAGAGTAACTAGTAAAAGAGAGCCTCTTAAAAGACAAGGGAAATCTTTATTCTCCAGATAAAAGTGTAAATAAATAAATAAATAAATAAAAACAAATGAGTACTCCAGTTTTAAATAATGGTATGTTCCTTCGGGACAATCATTACACAGCAAGCTCTCACGTGGATTCTTACCACTTGATGAATTTGATGAAAGACGCACAGCC